GTAGCCGTCTGTGCTAAAAAAACACCTTCATCCTTGCTTGACTTACGCAAGTTACAATCACGACACAACACTTGTAAGTTATCCATGTCATGAGTGCCACCGTTCTTACGGCTAATGATGTGATCGACTTGCAAGTTCTCATCATTGCCACAGTATCTGCATTGCCTACCATCACGAGCGAACACTCGTTCTTTGTGATTGCGATACTTACGGCTGTTTAATTTATCTAATGCCATCCTTTACGCTTCCAATGATCTAAGGCTTTGCATGTATTGGGTTGCTTACCTTCATGAGTCATAGTGTAGCCATACCTATGTCCTATGTATCGTAAGCCCCAATCAATCTGCTCTAATGGATTGGCTGTTCTTAACCATTCACTCTTACCTTGTGGTATTCCATATACTCGATGAGTACCTTCTAAGTTACCTATTGCTTTGTAATTCCATGCTGATTCTTTTCCATAAAGAGTTGCTAAACATTTGTAATTCTTAACTGTTAATTGTCCTGCTGCATATTGCTTTGATGTAATGCGTTTAGTTGCATCGTTTGTTGCCCCTGATGCTGATCCTATGGAGAAGCATAGAGCTCCCCCGATAACGATTGCTACCGAGCGAACTAACCGCTTCACGGTTCGCTCTGAGCCCCTGAAGGGCTCTAGCGCTCTGAGTGTACCGCTCATGTCAAATCCATTTCTATAAGTGCTGGTCAGGACGGCGTGTCGTAATTGGAAGGTAATAGGCGCAGTTATGGCAATCCGGAAAGTTGGACTTTAATGACCATACTTAGCATCTAAATGAAGAGACGCATTTGACGCCCATTACCAAGATTATTTATCAGTCGAATAGAATCCTTTACCCTTGAACACTAAGCCAGGTACTGAATAAATGCGATTCGCTTGTGCGCCACAATCTGTGCATCGAACTAAATCATGATCCATTGATAATTCAAGCTCCATTTGAGTATTACAAATAGGGCAACGATATTCATACATTGGCATTAGTCGTCTCTTTCTCACAGGTTTTGCACTCCATTTTCTCAATAATCCAACCACCACATTTATTGCATCGGATGGGATTTAACTCTAAAGGAATCTTGTCATAACCTGCTCTTAGCAGTAGCTCCACCAAAGCGTGTAACGGTAATAGTGCCGCATACTCAGACACTAATGTCCCTTGACCATTACAGCGAAGAACAACCACCCCAAGTTTCCCACTCTTAGTTGTCCTTGCTTTGCTTTGGCGAAGCCATGCTAGAGGTGCGAATTTGGCTACACCTTTAACTTCCACGTCAAATGGAAGATTCACGATGTCACCAGACGGATCTGCACCTCTTCCAACCGTAGCGTATTGCCACCACTCCCTCAAGTAGTCTGCGACTAGACGCTCAGTTGCTAAACCTCTATTCCTGCGGTGATTAGGCATTGAACTCGACAATCATGCTAGGGAACGGCGCACCAAATGAACTGCCACCAAACTTAACGCGCCCTTTAATGAATGTGATGCGTTGATTGATGCAATATGAGTGAAACCATCGAGTGTCTGTTCTGGCTGGTAGAAGCATGACAACAGGGCTTAACTGCTCTGCTGCGTGCCCTACCCATTCATTTAGAACTCTGCCATACGGCGGATTTACCCATGTAGTGCCTGTCCATGCCTGAGCCAAGCCATCACGCCTTGATTCTTCTGGATGGTCTAAGCCATACCAGTTATCACATTTGTAATTAGTGCTTGAAGCTGCTGCATCTAAATCAAATTGATACTTGGCATTCCACTCATCAAATAAATACTGTGGAGTAGCCCAGTCATCTGTTTTAGATACTGGCATGTAGGCTGTGGTCATTCTTGCTCAGCCTCTTTGTTGGTTTTTATATTGATTTGGCTAACTGCGTGACATCTCAGACAGGTAAGAAATACCTGGTCATTAGCCTCTGGAGTAATAGCCACAGGTTCATTGCAAAGATCGCAATAGATAACAATATCCTGCGGTTCTGTGAGCTCTCCGCCCATGATGGTTGCTGTGCCATCATCAAAGATTACCATTTCGCCCATAGTTATGCCCTTGCCTTCTGTGGTCTCCAGTTGCCTTCCGGACTTATCTCATACCAAATTACATCTTCGCCTTTAGGGCATCGATTCATCTCACCAGTAGCTGCTGCCATGCACTTAAAATGACCCCACGGCTTATTAGCCTTTGTCATTCCATGCGCCCAGTGCATTTCACCATGCGGACAACGAGGAACATCCTTGTCGGTTGTGCCGCCTATAATGTCCTTCACAACAGCGACTGCCTCAGCTGATGTCGTTGGTGCTGCGACTGTTTTAATAGTCCATGGATCAGCTTCATTTACGACAGGGATATACTCTTGCTTTGGCTCTGCGAGCTTTGTTCTCGCGACCTTAACCATTTCCTCTTTGCTTGGTCGCTTACCCTTGCTTGCATAACCAGCATTCGCAAGCGCTCTGCCGATCGCGCTAGTCTCGCAGTTTTCCAATGCGCTAGTTGCATTAACGCCTCGACTGCTAATCGTCTCCTCAGCGAGTCCGCTGGAGAACGGCGTGCTATCAGCGAAAGTACGATAAAGCCATGCTTTAACAATGAATCTGTCATTTTGTAAACTCACTAACTCTGTCTCGACTCTGAAATCTGGAAAGTCCTTGATGAACTTCTCCAGCCTTACTTCTACTGTTTCGTAATCTTCTAGGTTAAACATAAAGTTCATCCGCCTCTGTTTGTAGTTCTAGTGCTATTGCCAAATAGGCTATTGCATCAATGTAGGAATCTTGATGACTTGGTGTTTCTGTGATTCTTGCGAGCTTGACTTCGACCATTGCAAGAGCAGCTTGTGAGTCTGTGATTGGGTAATCAAGTAGACAGGATAACCTTGCAGCGATGCGACCTTGATTGATTTTCGGATGACCGTAGACCTTGCCACGATCTTGCATAATGTCGATTGCATTGATAAGCGCCTCAGTTGCTTTCATCGACCCACCTGCTCGTAATACTTTCGGACGGCTTTGCGACCATCTACCAGCCCTTGATCGTAGCCAACCTCTTGACCTAATCTAAAGGAGAAGTAAGAGATTAAGCCAACACCTGCAATCATCAGAATCGTTAATGAATTGATAATCATTTTGCCCTTTCTTGCCCCGTATTTCGGGAACAGGAAGAGTGTTGCACAGCTAGTGGGATTTATTCAGTAGATTTTGATAACGAAACGGTAACAATTCTGAGTCATCCATATGGTCATCGATGTCTCTAGATATGTCGTTACCGAGCGCGCCCGTATCTCTTACCTGACACAACGAAAGTACCGTCCTTTTCCACGTAGATTAAGTCCACTTGAACATTCTTGCCTATCTCGGTGACAATGGCGAAGGCTTGCTGCCAGTTGGGCATAGAAACGTATTTGGCGGCCTTTACGTTCATTGCATGTCCTACTTCAACCCCATGCAGTACGCGCCTCACAGAGCCGTTGTAGGCCTCAGAAACGGCACTCCTGCCCGCTCTATGCGTGTGACCCATAATTGTGCTGACCCCTGCCTTCTTGGCTTGGTTCAATGCGCTCATTCCAGGATTAGGATTCAGTCCACCTAAATCACCGTGAACGGCTATCCAGCCGCGAGCGATGGGATAAGCCTCTTTGTGGAATTGGATGCCTAGTTCATCAAGCTTCATGAACTTCTCAAACTTAAGTTCAGGCAATGAAAGAAATGCAGGAATCTTCTTCATAATGACGTTGTATAAACGATCCGTATGATTGCTACGCACTGAATGCGCTTCCTTTGCATACTGAGTCAAACGCCATAGAACATCGACCGTATGGTCGCGGTCATCAGCTAGTGTCTGTTCGTACCAGCCTGGTGTGTTTTCAGTCCATCGGGATATTTGTGGGAGATCGATTTCATCTCCAATAGTAACGACAGAATCGTGCTTAAACGCTTTTGCAAATAGTTCAAAGTTTTGTACAAGATGTGCATCCTCGTATGGGCACTGCAAGTCCGGCCAAACTATTGTTCGCTTCATTCATCCTCATCGTCATACCAGTCTGGCTCTGGGATATTAGGGTTGATTGGGTTTGGGAGAATCCATTCAGGATAAGCATTCTTCTCCACGATAATGGCAAGTGCCTGATCAACTGGGAAGCCTGCTCTGCGTAGGGCGCGATACATTTCATGCACGCCAATAGCCCAAGCATCTAACTTGGAATAACCTTCATCCGTTAGCTTCTGAGTTGCTTTTCTTGCCATGAGATAATTGTTACCTCTCTAGGATACGAATAATCGTTTCAACACGCGCTTCTAGTGCAGTTATTTGATCGCGCATAGATGAGCCGCTATTTGGCTTTAGTTCGTTTAGGTAATGCTTTACTAACCATTTCACAGCACCAATAAATGAACCAATAACGGTCAGAGCAACAGCTACAACAGCCGCCCAGTCTTGGGCTGTCATTACTTTTTAGGTGTGGCATATCCGAATACGCCTGCTAACAC